TATCAGATCCCACAAAAGAACCTATCGTAGTTATAGAAGATCAGCAAGGGAGAGCAGAGGGAATTTGGGATGGTTGGCATCGTACTGCTGTTTCGATAACCTCTGGGCTTCGTAGAATTCCAGCGTTTGTGGGGAAAAGAATATAAATGTCAGATAACGAATGGTCCAGACCAGCATCACCACCTCCTCCACTCTTTCTTGGCAAGAAGGAGCGTGACCTCGTTAAACAAGTTAACGATGAGCTTGTGGAAAAGGTTATTGGACAACAGATACTTTATTATCCTATTGATCTCGAAACAACAAACTTTCACGAGCTATATGGCGAGGCTATAGAAAAAACATTCCTGCCACCCGTGAGAGTATATGCTCTCGTTAAATTTGACCAAGATGACACATCTTATCTTGACTCTGTTGGTGTTGATAACATGTCAGAAATCACAGTACACTTTCATAAGCGCAGACTTACAGAAGACCAAGACCTCTTTGTAAGAGAAGGAGATTTTGTTTTGTATGGCGACCTTTATTATGAGATTGTAACATTGTCTTCACAAAGACGGCTTTTTGGTCAAGTAAACCAAACATTTGAAATCTCTGCTAAATGTAAGAGAGCACGCAAGGGACTATTCGATGCTACCTGATAACTTTGATTTTGCACAACTACCGGAAGACAGAGATAGCTTTACTCTCAGAGAGATAGGGTTGTTGGCTTCTCGCATAGAAGACATTGATTATGCAATTGTTTCTTGGCTAAAAGAAGACCTCGATTTAACAACCCTTACCAACGAAGGTAACAAAAGGGTTCCTGTTCTTTGGCAAACACCCGAACGCGCTTTTCAAATAAAAAGCAACAAAGATTTGAGAGTTCCCGATGATCATAGTTCTGGTGCTATCACACTTCCTGTTATCACCATAGAAAGAACAGGTATAACTAAAGATCCAACTAGAAAGGGAAGTTATCAAGCCCACATTTATTCCGACAAGCGTAACGGCAGAACAGGCCGAATGACAATAGCTAAGCGCATAAAGCAAGATAAAACAAGAAACTTTGCCGTTGCTAGCAACCTTCGTACTAATACATCTGGAACTCGGCAAGCAAACTTTCCAAGAGTTAACAAAAAAGTTGTTATTGAAAGCCTATCTATACCTATTCCAATTTATGTCAATCTCGATTACAAGATCATAGTCAAGACAGAATATCAACAGCAGATGAACGATCTTACTCAGCCCTTCATGACGAGAACGGGGCAAATCAATTCATTTGTTATGCGTCGTAATGGCCATCTTTATGAGGCTTTTATTGACCAAGGCTTTAATCAAAGTAACAATGTTTCTAATCTTGGAGAAGATGAAAGGCAATTTACAAGTGAGATAACAATAAAAGTATTGGGCTACCTTATTGGCGAAGGTAACAGTGATGACCGTCCTATTGTCACCAAGGAAGAAAGTGTAGTAGAAGTTACATATCCAAGGGAAACGGTCGTCCCGGCTGGAAACGATAACTTTTTTATCGACTAAACACATCCTGAAGTATTTTCAGAAGCAACACTACTATTTAAACTATGATTGACAATGCTTTTAAGCATACTTTAATATAAGTGAGGAAATACTAATGCCCGTAAAAAACTTTAAATTCGTCTCCCCCGGTGTGTTTATCAACGAAATTGATAACTCATTCAGACCAAGAAGAGCCGATACCATTGGACCAGTAGTCATTGGACGCTCTACCCGTGGTCTTGCAATGCAGCCAGTTACCGTTGAATCATACTCCGACTTTGTTACCCAATTTGGTGGAACAGTCCCCGGAAATGGTGGTGGCGATGTGTACCGTAATGGAAACTACCAGTCTCCAATGTACGGAACTTACGCAGCAAAGGCTTTCCTAAACGCAAATGTTGCGCCCCTAACCTTCATTCGACTACTCGGTCAGCAAACATCAACCAGCAATACTGGTGATGCAGCCGCCGGCTGGGAGACCTCTGGCTCTGTTGCCTCTTCTGCTGCTTCAAACGGTGGTGCCTACGGTCTTTGGGTTGCCCAAAGCGGCTCTGGTACAGGTGTCACAGCAACCCTTGGTGCTGTCTTTTATCTTGACAGAGGATACATTCAGCTTAGCGGTACTTACTTTGATGGTGCTGGTGGTTCTAGCACTACAGGTGCAGCGGGCCACCTTATCACAACCGATTCGGATGGCCTCTTTACTCTTGAAGTTTACGATGAGTCTTCTGCACTTCAGGAAAAGGTTAAGTTTGATTTTGACGATTCAAAGGAAACCTTTATTCGCAAGCGCTTTAACACCAACCCACAGCTTACTACTGCACAGGGCGCGTTTTACCCTTCAGCTTCTGCCAAGACTTACTGGCTTGGTGAGACTTTTGAACAGGAACTGCGCGATGGTTCAGACAACAGCCTAGGTGATCTAACAACCAATGACAATCTTGTTGGTGTTGTTCTTGCTTTGACCAACGGCTCTGAGGCTCTTTCAAGCATGAAGGCTCAGGCTTCCAGAGAGGCTGTCGCTGGCTGGTTTATCGGCCAAGACTTGGGCGATCCAGCTAGCTTTGTTCCCGCTGACAAGCAGAAGCTTTTCCGTCTTATCGGTCGCGGCCATGGCGAATGGCTACATAAGAACGCAAAGGTTTCTATCGAGAAGATTCGTGAGTCAACCACCACAACCAGTGACTATGGTACTTTCTCAATCGTCATTAGAAACCTAAGAGATAGTGACAACAATGTTGTTGTCCTTGAGAGATTCGATAACCTAACTCTAGACCCCTCATCCCCAGATTATGTTGCTAGAAAGATTGGTGACAGATACTACGAGTGGGATTCTACCGAGAAGAGACTAAGAGAGTACGGTGATTACCCCAACCAGTCTCGCTACATTAGAGTGGAAATGAACGCTGACGTTGACGCTGGCGCAACTGACCCGGTTCTTCTCCCATTCGGCTACTTTGGTCCACCAAAGATCACCAACATTTCCAATGTTTCTGGTTCTGGTGTCGCACTTACCTCTACCTTTGTAGATGGCGGAACAGATATTCCATCTGGTGTTTCCGATGTTCTTGGTGCTGGTTCTCAGGTTACTGCTTCTCTGGTCTTCCCATCTGTTAGACTCAGAGTTAGTGCATCTGATGGTGGCCTTCCTGACCCAACCGATGCTTATTTTGGTATGATGACCACCAGAACTGCTACCTCTACTCGTTCTGATGCAAGTGTTGGTGATCCCCACAGACTACTATACTCTAGCTTCCCCGATGATCCTACCATTGAAACTCCAGAAAACGGCATCACTGGTAGTGCTTATGTCTTCTCGCTCAATGATCTAACTGCAAGCTCTGGTCGTTACTACTACGAGTCAGGCGCCCGCGCTGCTGCTGGTGCTGCGGGTCGTGCTGAGATCACCGAGAGAACAATCATCGGTGCAGGTCATAACCGCTTTACTGCTCCATTCTGGGGTGGTTTCGATGGCTTCGACATTAAGAAGCCAGATCCACTTTACAACGCGGGCCTTTCAGGCGGCACCGAGGACACTAGCTACGCTTACCACACTGTCCGCAGAGCTATTGATACTGTGGCTGATCCAGAGTTCATCAACATGAATCTTCTCACAATGCCCGGCCTAACAAACGACTCTCTTACAACTCACATGATTGATGTTTGTGAGGCCCGCGCCGATGCAATGGCCCTTATTGACCTAGCTAACGTTTACATTCCAGCACACGAGCGTTACTACTCAGATAGAAAGGACAGAATCGGTACAACTCCAAATCAGGCAGCTACCGATCTCCGTGCAAGAAGGCTCGACTCTTCTTACGGCGCCACCTTCTACCCATGGGTACAGACCCGTGACGAAAATAATGGTCAGCTTCTCTGGATTCCACCTACCGTCGCAATGATGGGTGTTCTTGCAAGCTCCGAGAGAGCAACACAAGTATGGTACGCTCCAGCCGGCTTCAACCGTGGTGGACTATCAGACGGCGCAGCAGGTATTCCAGTCACAAATGTTTCAGAGCGTCTAACCTCTAAGCAGCGTGACACCCTGTACGATGCTCGCATTAACCCAATCGCTAGTTTCCCAAGCACTGGTATTGTGGTCTTCGGCCAGAAGACCCTACAGGAGCGCCCATCTGCTCTAGACCGTATCAATGTGCGTCGTCTAGTTATCTACCTCAAGAAGCAGATTTCCATTCTTTCTACTCAGATTCTCTTTGAGCAGAATGTGCAAGCAACTTGGAACCGCTTTAAGGGTCTCATTGAGCCATTCCTTGCGAATGTCAAGACTCAGTTCGGTATCTCCGAATACCGCCTAATCCTTGATGAGACTACTACTACTCCCGACCTTATTGATCAGAACATTCTATATGCGAAGATTATGGTCAAGCCTGCACGCGCTATTGAATACATTGCAATTGATTTTGTGGTCGCTTCTACTGGCGCATCATTTGACGATTGATAATGGGGGGCTTTTGCCCCCACCCACTACTTATTACTGAATATAGGAGAACCCAAAAAAATGCCATTCTGGTCAACCAACTTCGGACAAGATCCGCTTCTTAAAGATCCAAAGCGTAAGTTTCGCTTTACTGTAGAATTTCAAGGAATCAACGCTGCTCAGGGTGGCGCGCTTCTTTGGTATGCAAAGTCATGCGACAAGCCTAAGTTTGAGATCGCATCTGTAGAGCACAAGTACCTAAACCATACTTTCTACTACCCCGGCTCTGTTACTTGGCAGGAGATTTCTGTAGCCATGGTTGATCCAGTTGATCCTGATATGACTGCAACTTTCTCTGATATGGTTGTGCAGTCTGGTTATTCCCCTCCCACCGATGCTAACGCACTTGGCTCTATCTCTAAGGCCAAGGCCGCCGCCGCTCTCGGTACCGTCACCATTACCCAGATTGATTCTGATGGCAACCCACTAGAGGTTTGGACTCTTTGGAATGCTTTCCTAACCAAGATGGAAACTGAAACTCTTGAGTATGGTAACGATGAACTATCGACCACCACAATCGGACTAAAGTACGATTGGGCTAGAGTTGAGCTACCACAGGGTGAATCAGCACTCGTCGTCGGTGGTGGTAACGAGTTCTTTAACCTTTAATCGACAATATAAAACGCGAGGTGTAAATTGTCAAGAAATCAGAACCGCCTTGGAGGCGTTCAACAGCATGATACAAGCCCCCCACCGCAGCAAGGTGGAGGGGGCTTCTCCTTTGTAGTTCCAACAGAATTTATTGAACTACCATCACAGGGTAGGTTTTATCCAGAGGGGCACCCCCTGCATGGTCAAGAGTCAATTGAGATTCGTCAAATGACCGCTAAAGAAGAGGATATGCTTACCTCCAGAACATTACTAAAGAAGGGTGTGGCTCTAGATAGAGTTATTGCCAGTTTGATTGTAGACAAAGCTATTGACCCAGATTCGCTACTTGTTGGGGATCGCAATGCTATTATTATTGCAACAAGAGTTTCGGGCTACGGCAATATATATGAAACTAAGGTTACTTGTCCAAACTGTGGTACCAATCAAGAGTATGCTTTTGACCTTAATGAAGCAAACGTATATGATGGTGCTGATGCCAGAGACCTCGGTGTTCGTTCAAACGAAGATGGAACCTTTAATGTTACCCTTCCACGTACAAGTGTAGATGTCCAGTTCCGCCTTCTGAATGGAAGAGATGAAAAGACATTTGTTGTTGGTATGCAGGCAGACAAGAAGGCAAAGTCCGAAAAGAATATCACCCGACAGCTTGCAACCATCGTTGTGTCCCTCAATGGCGACTCTTCGATTCAAGCAAAGCAGTATTTCATCGACAATGTTCCTTCGATTGATTCACGCCACCTTCGTTTGGCCTATCGCCTTGCAGCACCAAATGTTGATCTAACCCAGCAGTTTGTATGTGGTGAGTGTTCTCATGAGCAAGAAATGGAGGTTCCGCTTTCAGCGGATTTCTTTTGGTCTAACTGAAGAGTATATGGAGAACATATATGAGCAGTTTTTCTTTCTCAAGTATTCGGGTGGGTGGAGTTTTTCTGAGGCATACAACCTGCCTGTAGGTCTTAGAAGGTGGTTTGTTGAGAGGCTTCTGAGACAGCTTGAGATGGAACAAGAGGCAATCCAGAAAGCCTCCAAGGGCAAAGGTGGGCAAGCTCAAGAGTTAACGCCCTTCAATGAACCTTCGGCACCACGAAAGTTGTACTAAACTAAGGCTGCTTCGGCAGCCTTTCGTTTTTAAGGCGTTACTATTTATGTAATGAAGTGAGGGCTTCTGCATGGCTGCAACACTAGACGATCTCCTAAGAGAACTAAAAGCAATAAGAGCAAACTCAACATCGCCTCGCGCGACCAGAGCCGGTGCGCCCACCACATCCATGACGCCGACTCAACTCCGAGATTATGAAGAAACTTTAAATAGAATAGATAAGTTATTAAACAAAAATCATGAGTATTTTAAGAAGGAGAGAGAACTACAAAAACAAATCATCGAAACAAAGCAAAAACGTGTAGAACTTGAAGATGCTATAACAGGAAAAAGCAGTAAGAGTGTTGATGTAGCGGAAGAAGAACTCAAAACTGCTGAAAGAAAACTACAATCTCTAGAAGAACTTGTTAAAAATTTAAGAGAGGCTGAGCAGGCTGCTGAAGACTTGTCCGGCTCCTTTAGCTCTATCTTCTCAGGCAAAGCACCCGACCTAAAAGGAATGCTTGATCCAAAGAACATCCAAGGGTTGGCCAAAAACTTTAATAAGGTAGCAGCCGCACAAATGCTTTCACAAATGGCATCTAAGGCTGCTGTTGCTGCCCTCTTTGAATACACAAGAGCCATAGTCAATTTAGCACTAGAGCTTGACGAAAGTGAAGTTGCGTTCATGAAAGCAACTGGTGCCAATAGAGACTTTGCCAGATCAATAACAGAATCGCTCCAAGAGACTCGTAAGTTTGGTGCTACCGCCAAAGAAACCGCCGACGCTGCGTCTGAACTCTTCACCACTTTTACAGATTTTTCAATAGTGTCAGAAGATGTGAGAGAGAACCTAATCGAAACATCGACCGTTCTAGCAAGAATGGGTATTTCAAACCAAGATTTTGCTAAGTCTATTCAGACCTCTACCAAGGCTCTTGGAATGTCAGCAGATCAGGCAGCACAGAATATGCTTAACCTTGAGAAGTTTGCAGAAAACCTAGGAGTAGCACCACAACAGTTAGCTGCCGACTTTGCAGGCGCAGGAGATATGCTCGCAAAGATGGGAAGCCAAGGAACCAAGGCGTTCAAAGATTTGGCGATTGTAGCAAAGACCACTGGTATGCAGATGGAATCTATACTCTCCATTACAAACAGATTTGATACATTTGAGGGCGCAGCGGATATGGCTGGAAAACTCAATGCTGCTTTGGGTGGTAACTTTGTTAACGCCATGGACCTAATGATGGCAACAAATCCGGCAGAACGTTTCGAGATGATTCGAGACTCAATACTTGATGCGGGTCTATCTTTTGATGAAATGTCTTACTACCAAAAGAACTTCTACAAAGAATCGCTTGGACTCTCGGACGTTAACGAACTTGCTCTATTGATGAGTGGTAACATTGATTTAATGGATGGTGCCGTACAGCAATCTGAGCAAAGCATGATTGATGCTGCCAAGCGAGCAAGAGATCTACAGACTGTGCAAGAGAAACTTCAAACTGCGTTTGCCCAGCTTATCCCCATTATTATTCCCCTCGTTGACGCTTTCTCTGAAATGGCAGGGTTTGTTGCTGATAACATAGATGTTATTAAGCCACTGATTGGTGTATTGGCAATAGTTTTTGGCTTAATATCGGGTCCGACGGGTGTGGGAGGTGTTGCGGGGCTAACACTTGGGTTTGGGCTTTTGTTCGATTCGGCAGAGACTGGTAATGAACAGTTAACTTTATTGGGTGAATTGTTTAAGGGAATAACATCATCATTCGGAGAGGTATTGAAAATCATAAAGCCTATTGGGACCAAACTTAGCGAACTTTTTCAATCTATAGCCGACAATGAAGAAACAATGCAGAAATTGTCAGACGGTTTTCGATTTATTGGCAAGATGATGGGCTATGCAATAATAGGCCCATTGGGGTATATAACTGTAGCATTTATGAAACTAGCCGAATTAATTTTTGAAACACCATTTAATCCGCCTAACTTTTTGCAAGGCTTGATACAAATAGGCGAAGCTTTCGTTAATATAGCAAATTCGGCTATGGATATTTTGAACCCATTTAGCGCAGTTGAACGAGCAATCATGGATATAGGCAGGACATTTAGCTCTATTCTTGGTGGTGTGACCAGCTTCTTTACAGCAATCACAGATCCCGCAGGCGTAGAAAATATATCAAGAATAGCAAAAGCCATCTCAGAAGTCAAGCCCGTTCCCGCCGCAGCATTTACTGCCGCAATGACCGCTACTGCTGGCGCACAAACAGCCAGTGCTGTAGGTGCAGCCGTAACAGGCGCAACAGAAATGGTGAACAACATAGTATTTGGAGGCACGGGCACCTCGGGCGGAAACCAACAAATCACTGTCAACCTAATGCTTGATAGAGATAAGCTTGCAACTGTTGTTCAGGAAATCAATGGTGAGCAAGCAAGAAAGGCAATACAAGGTAGGCAATAATGTCAAAGATTTTTAATCAAGAAAAATATAGTAGAAGCTCTATAGGCACCGGTAACAAAAGAAGAGAGTTTGACTTCTTTGATGGTTCTGACGCACTTGCAAACTACGACTATGTTATTTCAATACAGCACGTACCTACCAATAAGATAATCAAATTTAAAGCTTTCATCACAGCATTTAACGATACATTTGCCCAAGACTGGAACTCAGAACAGGTGTATGGGCGAGCAGATCCAATCTACAACTTCAAGCAAACAACAAGAAGGATTTCCTTAGCTTTCAAGATGGTCGCTGCTAGCGAGAGCGAAGCATATGAAAACCTAGCAAAAGCACAGCTATTATCTCAGTTTTTGTACCCCAACTACACAGATGTTGACGGAGCCAAGACAGTCTCGCAAGGTCCGCTTCTTAGATTAAAGGTAATGAACTTGGTTCAAAAAGCCAGCACCGGAGACCCGTTCCTCACTAGTGGAAAAGAACTTTACGATAGTTATAACTCTGGTGGCGAAGGGCTTCTAGGATTCTTTTCTGATGTTACTTTTAGTTATAATCTCGAAAACAGCGACATTGGTGTTTTTCAAAAGCAAAACTCTGCGGGTAGCCGAGAAAAAGGCACAATACTTCCTAAAGTCATCGAGGTTCAGGTGGGTAGTTTCTCCCCTATACATGAGCAGCATCTTGGGTGGGATGCCGACAACAAGTTTGGCGATGGTATGTCCAACTTTCCTTATGGTGCTCAGGGAATAGAAGAAGAGCAAACCTCCGGTGATCTATCCTATTCAGAAAGCGAGTTTGCAAAAGATGAACAAGCGCAAGCAGAGGCTGCCATTGCAAATGCGCAAGCACGATATGGCGGCATGTTTGGTAATATGAGAAGAAAAAGAGATTTAAGAAGACTAGAGGGTGAAAAATATAGAGAATCCGATAAGGGTTATTATATTTCCTCTGCTGTTGCTGGGCAAAGCGCAATCGATCAGGGTATAACCGAAGATACTTCAACCATAAATGATTATTATGATTACGCTATTGAAGAGTTCGTGGAGTAAAGTATGTCAAGATATGGTAGTTCAAAGTTAATAAATAATGATTCTGATTTCTACTCTCCCATAGTAGAAAAAAGAGGGCTAAAATCCTTGCAGCAGTTTCAAACTATTTTGATTCACAACCCTCAAGTATTCGAGAGATTGCAAATAAAAACCGATTCTCATGTATGGAAATACGGTGACAGATACTATAATCTGGCGCAAGCCTATTATCAAGACCCGCAGTTATGGTGGATCATTGCTTGGTACAATGGATACCCAACAGAAGCAAATGTCAAGGTTGGGGATGTATTGGAGATACCATTAAACTTTGAACAAATCATAGAAGTTTTGGGGGTATAAGGTGACTTGTAGATATCAAGAATCTTTTGAGAATACCTCTCCAGAGAAGAAAAAGCAGCTTCTACTAAGCAAGTGTGAAGCCTTGCAACAGTGCGCGGATACTTTTGTCAAAGCTTCTGAGAGTTTTGCTGCGACTAGAGCCAAGCTATCCCAGTTTGATGGTTATTTACAGACATTGGTTGATGCAAGTCCACCTCCAAAAAGTGTCAGAAAGCCATCCAAACTAGTGTTTATAAGCATGACAAATCTTAGCTCTCTTAACGACTTATATGAAAAAACAGATTTTTTCTACAAAAGAGGCTCTGGTCCCATTCTACCTTTGCCCTCATCTATTCCAAACGATGATGATATAAAAAATGCTATAGAGGAGCGTAAACTAAAAAAATCCAACGATACTAAAAGTAAAGAGTCTCTCGACTGGTACATATCGACAATAGATACAGCTATCTCGGATACACAAACTTTCTTTGGAGAAGAGCCCTCTGCTTTGGGAGAACAGATTTCTCAACTTCAAGAGTTGCAATCAGTTCTACAAGAAATGAAAAGGCATTTTAGCGATCAGGAAACAAGTACATGTGCTGAAAAAGTCTTCATAGTTGAGCAACAGCATAAGTGGATTTCTGCCCAAGAAGCTGGTGTTGCAATGACCGCAAGAGGAGAGTTTGCCGACACCCCACTTGAACAAAGGGCTTCTGAGGCAGAAGACGCACTCAGAGATTCCAGAATTGATACCGGCTCCGACATAAGCCTGCTTACATTACCTAGAGATTTTAAAGAGCAGTGTATTTTCTTGTCACAAATTTTTCAGTTTACGGAATTTCATAGAGATTTCCAAGGTGGTACGCTAAGTGAAAGCACAGTAGGTGTAACAGATGTGGAAGCAAGAATGTCTATAAATGCCATTCAGGGTGCCGGAACAGGTAACGCCGAAAACATTACTCTCAAAAAGCTACCATACGCTGCTGGACACGAAACAAACTCTTCCTTAGTTGTTGAGGGCCAGCCATTTGGATTCATAAACAAGCTCACACAATACAGCCAGATGTCTCAGTTTTTTGAGGCTACCAACGCACAGCTAGCCCATTTACAGCCACTAATAAGACTATTCAAGGTTGTCCCAGAGGGAGAACGGGAAATACAGGTTCCCTTTAAATTCAACACATTTGCTGAAAAAGATGACATAGATATGCTTCAAAAGAAAGATAAGAGAGGCTTTGGAGTTGGTCTTGAAAACTTCAGCTTTACTTTCGATGGCAACAACCCATTTGCAGTCAAGAAGAGTATCGAGGCGAACCTTACAATAAAAGCAGCAAATTTTTCAGAGTTACTAAGAGTAAGAAATGTAAAAGGTTATAGTTTTAGATACATTGATCTCGCCTTGAAGACCGGAAAATCTATAAAAGAAAAAACTGGTAACAAGGAGCTAGATTTTAGAATCAAGGCGGTGGTTGGTGTTGCAGAACCAAATGGTGAAACTACAGCCAACTTTTCTTCAATCGCGCAAGCCGTAAAAAATAACTATGTTACATTAAGTCTTACTCCGGTGACCCATACCTTTGACTTTGATGAAGTGGGTGGTGTTGTGTTTAAGGTTGAATATAGGGCGTACATAGAGGAGTATTTTGACAAAGCAAGAATGAATATTTTTGCTCAACCTGAGATCAACAAAAGCGTTATTGAAAGAAGATTGGCTATCAAAACACAAAAGAAAAATTGCACCGATGAGGGTGCTGTTAAAAAACTGAATGAATTCATAGAATCTGATGCAGAGGTGGTCAAGAGAGAAAAAATAGACAGCTTGAAGTTCTTAACAACAGAAATGAATAAGAAAAAGTATATCTACTTTCTCAGCCTAACCCAGAAACAACTTATCGATATGGTTAAAAATGGACCATTTGCAAGCATTGGTGACATTAGAGATTCTATAGCTCTTGAAGGAACAAGTGTTGCTGACATGAATGCTGAACTTGAGGAATCTTTTAGTTCTAGATACGAAGAGCTAGCAGGCAAGGGGGATCGAAAAAGCTTAGAAAACTCATTTAAGCTTTCAGGCTTGACTGGTAAACAAATTGCTTTCTTTTACCTTGGAGATCTTGTCGATCTTATTTTAGAAAAAATTGATCAAAACTTAGCAAACTTAGCTGATAGTATCTCTGAAAACTATCAAGGACTGGATATTGATCCAGAGTTGTTGAGAAAAGAAAAAGAAATACTTACCAACTCTGTTGGTCAGTTCAAGAAGGCTAGGGTTGTTCTTGGTCCTCTTGAGATTGTAGATCACAAAGACCAGTCTAAGAGCAAAATAGTTAGCTTTGCTGATGTTCCGATATCTTTGAACTATTTTAACGAGTGGATGACTTCAAAGCTACTTGCCAAAGATCAGGCAACCTACCCTCTAACTCAGTTCTTGAATGATATAATGAACGACTTGGTTAAAAACTTCCTAAATGACGACTCATGTTTCTCCTTCAATACTAAGCAAAGAGTAAGGGTATTCCAATCTACAATCACTTCATATAGACAACCAAGACAAGAGCACGATGACATAACCACATTAGCTATTTCTGATCCAAGAAGGAGGCTTAACGTAGATTCAACTCAAAAGATGCCAATCCTCAACATAGGCGGCCACAGAAACTTTAGAATCGGTGGAATGAACCCAAATCTTGAAAATCATTTTTTTGTTTACTACGCAGGCAGGGTGCAACCAAAAGAGCTTATGACAGGCAACAGGATACAAGACCAAAGCAGAGGTATCTTTCACTATATTCTTGGCAGAGATAGAGGTATTGTCAAGAATATCAAACTAAACAAGACAGACTCTCCCGGTCTAAAGGAAGTTCGATTTGAACAAGAAGGGTACGACGGGCTATACCAGTTGAGAGAAATCTATGATGTTAACATCGATACATTTGCAAATATACATACCTTTCCCGGCACATACATATATGTTGACCCAAGAGGTTTTTCTCCCTCCTTGGGTGCTATAGACTTAGACAAGTTTGATTTAACAGACCTCGGTATTGGTGGGTACTACATGATCATCAACTCTACACATCAATTTCAGGCTGGCACACTAAACACGAGCCTGACAGCTAAATGGGTTCAGTCATTAGACTCTACTAACCCAGAAGACCAAAAGGAAGCAGAATCTTCAATTGGATCTGGAGATGTTACTGTCAAGAAGTGCTCTATAGCTACTTCAGGAGGGGCATAATATGTCAGACTTTTATGTAGAAAAAGAAAACGAAACAACTCTCACATTATTCAACAAGAGAATAATATATGATTTTGATTCTCAAAACGAGAAATACACAAATTTAGTCAACTTTAACTTTGGTGAAAAGTTCTTGTATGGCAGGGTAGCAAAAAACTTTACCCCAATATACCTTGGCGATGGCTCTAATCTTAAAACATTTGAATCCTCCATTACAGATGGCTCACCCTTACAGGCAGCAAATTTTGTTGTTGATATGTTTGATAGATTGGCAACTCAGTTTGATAAATGTATAGCAAACGGAAAAATCACAAGCGATGATCCATTCTTGAGTTCTCTTAGAATCTTTAAGGCATTTCAGAATCCGGTAGAACTACACGGCTCATACTTGCAAAACTATCTTAACTCCCTTAGCAAAGAACTGAAAAAGTCTAAATTCACAAATTTAGAAGACTTTATGTTTTTGCTTGAACAGCGGCTTGAAAGCTCTGTTAGTCTATACCCTATTACTTTCTCGGGATTTGTCAAGAGCAAACTTTGCCCGATCTCCGTTTCTGGTCTTGCAATTGAGATCGCAGATTCTGATTACTTCGATGACAACTCGAAGATTGAAGAATTTATTAATAGCCCAAACTGGGAATTTTATCTAAATGCTTGCAGATCCTACGGTTTCATGGTAGATAAACTAATACCTTGGAGACTAGTAGCAGACATTGGTACTAATGAGTGTATAGAGTATGCTTCTCAATATGGTTTTTACAATACAAACACAGTGTTGTCAGACTTATACTATAGAACTGATTTAATTTTCTTTAATAAATTAAAGTTTTATTTACTAAACCTTTATAATCAAAACACAGGTACTTTTACTGAAACTTCTCAATGCAATAATAATGTAAAAGTTAGATATGTAAAAGTTGATCCTATTACTGTAAAAGCATTCGATCAAAAAATTACAGATGAAAGATTATTGCAGTTTTATATGAATATAAGAATTGCAGAAGAAGATAAAAAACTAACCGAAGGTCAAAAAACAAAACTAATGAAAGATGTAACAGGAATCTACAGACTTCAAGGTATATCAAGAGCACTTGGGCTGTTTGAAAAAATTGTAAACCAAACATTTGACAGCCCCGGATCCTTAAGTTACGTTAACGAACGGAACAAACTCCGTGAGGATTCATGATATTTCAGACACTTGATGACAAGTCGGAGTGTGTTGGTGTTTATGTCGATGGAAAGCTGCATTTTGATGATGTTCCAGATAATCTGACCAAGACATGGAAATACACTGGTTCTGTGCAAGACGATGCCATCGAGTATGCTTGGCTTTATTGTGGAGGCAAAGACCTACAGGGTGCTTGCCCCGACCATCTAAAGGAAGAACTGGTAGAGGCCCAAAAGACTTTCAAAGCATATCTGAAATCGTTTCAGATTGCAAAGATTAACCTTAGAGACAACTGTTTTTTTGATCTTGTTCCATCAGATTTTCTTATGGAGTTTTGTGAGGTCCGTAATAAGATCACTGAACATGTATTCGAGACCCATTCTCGACCCAGAAACTATGAACATCTTGATCGGGCATACAAACTGCTTCACAAGATCCGATACCAGAAGCTGAATATCAATGTGGATGGGTGTCGTCACCTTATGGCATCCACAAGCGACCGAGAAGACATTAGAATGCTTGTAAAAAATAAGTCACACTATGTTGACTACAACCTTTTTGGAACAGTTACGGGGCGCCTTACGACCAAAAGAGCAAGCAATCCTATCCTGACTATGAAGTCCAAGTTCCGAGAACTGATCAAGCCCACAAATGACTGGCTTGTGTCTTTTGATTACAATGGTGCCGAGATTCGCACTTTTTTGGCTCTCTCTGGTCACGAACAGCCACAAGATGATATTCACTTCTGGAATATGAAGAATCTCTACAGCGAGCAGTCGATTGAACGGGAGGAGGCCAAGGTACGATTCTTTTCTTCTTTCTATAATCACAACGATACGTCTCTAAATGGCTCAATCTATAATCGCGAGCGTGTCGTGGAAGCTCATTACGATGGCAAAAGCGTAAATACCTTCTTTGGTCGTCAAATACCAGTAGATGAGCGCAAGGCTTTCAACTACATCATACAGAGCACCACCGCAGATCTTACGATAGAGCGCGCCGTTGCTCTTGATAAAGCCTTGGAGGGCTATAAATCAAAAGTTTCTTTCATTGTTCATGACGAAATTGTTCTTGACATAGTTGAAGAAGAAAAGCATATCATTCCGCAGTTGAAAGAGGTATTTCAAAACAATAAGCTTGGAAAGTTTAGAGCGAATGTGAAAGCTGGAAAGACTTATGGAACGCTAAGGGAGTTAAAGATATGATTTCGCTAATAGGCATAGGCGAAGCAGGCTGTAACGTGGTGTCTATGTTCGACAGCCACAAAGAGTACAATTGTTTTTTCTTCTCGGAAGATCGGGAAAACACAAAGTACACGCGAAAACTACCGAGAATGATAAATCCAGAGGATTGCGAGGGAGAAGCACCTAAGCTATCATCACATAAGACAAAAGAAGCAATACAAGACAGGGTTCAGGTGTTTCTTTGTGGTTCGTCATTCTCGGCTAACTATACGCTGGCAATATTAGAACAGATAAAGAATAGGCAGATTGATATCTTCTATATTAAGCCAGATGTGGAGTTGTTGATTGGCGAGGTTAGACTACAAGAGCGTGCAATTTTTGGTATCTTACAGGAGTACGCGCGCTCAGGGTTGTTTAACAGTTTTACGATTTTTTCCAACCCTCAAATTGAGAAGACAATAGGCGAGATTCCAATAAAAAAGTATTTTGAAACTATCAATAAAAGCATTTATTATGCTGTACATTATCTGAATGTATTCGACCACACAGAGCCGCTTGTTGGTAATCTTTCCAAGCCCTCAGAGGTTCAGAAAATACGTTCGATTGGGATAATCTCGGTTGATAAATTAAGTGAACAATGGTACTACAATATGCAGGAAGATCGCGATGTAGCGTACTATTTATGTATAGCAAGCAGCCGTCTTGAGAACGACGGTAAGCTACACTCAAAGGTTGTTCAAAGCCTTAAAAGTAAACCAAGAAACGCATTCAAAAATGTGACTTATGCTATCTACGAGTCGCCCTATGAAAGTGATTTTGGTTTCTGTGTAGCGCATACAAATTTTATTCAAGGTTTTTCACTTGACAGCACAAGCTGATTAAGTTATATTTGCTATGAGCAAGGGAAAGCTCTAAAAATCACCCAAATATAAACGCTTGACAGCACTTGGAGAGCGTGTTAACTTGAGATGGTGAGGAACGCTCATCATACTATAGCCCAACACAAGGAGAACACTATGGGAATCAATATGGAACTTATGCGGAAGAAGCTCGCCGCACTTCGTGGAGAAGGAAAGGGCGATAAGACCAGTGTATGGTTTAAGCCGGATGAGGGGGACACGGACGTTCGTATTGTTCCGGCATCAGATGGCGACCCGCTGAAGGAGATTTTCTTTCACTATAACATTGAGGGGCATCGAGGTGGCGTGATGTGTCCCAAGCGTAACTTCGGTGAGCACTGCCCGATTTGTGAGTTTGCCTCGCAGCTTTGGCGTGATGGCACGGATAACAACGACGAAGAAACCAAGAAGCTAGCTAAGTCTCTATTTGTTCGCACTCGCTACTTCTCACCTGTCATTGTTCGTGGAATGGAGGAGCAAGGAGTCAAGGTCTATGGCTACGGCAAGCAGGCTTACGAACTTCTTCTTGGTTACATTCTTGACCCGGAATACGGAGATATCACTGACCCGGAGGGCGGTACTGATATCACTATCACTTACACCAAGCCAACTGCTCCCGGCGCATACCCCAAGACCAACATGAAGATGCGTCGTAACACAAGTCCGCTTCTGGCCGACAAGGATGCTATTCCCGGTATGCTCCAGAACATGCCAGATATTGATGCACTTTTCACTCGTCACACTCCTGCCGAGGTTAGTGCAATCCTTGACTCTATGCTATCTGGTGATTCGTCTGCCGAATCTCGCTCAAAGGAGACCACGCAGTATAACCAGAAGTCAAGCGTTGATAAGGCGTTTGATGATCTGATGGCTGGCTAGTAAAAGCGTATCGCTCCAGCCGACCCCCACCCCTAAAAAGGTGGGGGTTTTTGTTTGCACTTTTGCTTTTGCTATGTTATAATTACTACTGAGCTTCGGCTCAAAATTAAAGAAAAATAAAGAAAAGTTAAATTAAATCAAGGAGAATTATATGGCTAAAGCAAAGGCTAAGGCTGGACGTGTATCTATGTCTGACCTTAGAGCGATGATAAACAAAAAGGCAGGTCGCAATGTCGCTCACGACCTACGAGAAGATAACCCAACAGAGGTCAAGGAGTGGATTCCAACAGGATCCCGCTGGCTTGATTCTATTATCTGCAAGGGCAAGTATGCAGGTATTCCGGTTGGGAAGGTAACAGAACTTGCAGGACTTGAGGCAACAGGTAAGTCCTTCCTTGCAGCGCAGTGTGCTGCTAATGCACAGAAGATGGGCATCGGTGTTGTGTACTTTGATTCAGAGTCTGCAATTGATCCAGCTTTCTTGGAGAAGGCTGGTTGTGATCTTGAAACTATGATGTATGTTCAGGCACAATCTGTTGAGTTTGTGCTTGAGACTATTGAAGAAATTCTTGGTGCGACTGACGATAAGATGCTCTTTATCTGGGACTCTCTCGCATTTACACCATCTATCTCAGATGTTGAGGGCGACTTTAACCCACAATCTTCAGTTGCAACAAAGGCGCGTATTCTTGCAAAGGGCATGTCAAAGTTGATTGTGCCTCTCGCAGACAAGCGTGCAACATTTCTTGTCCTCAATCAGTTGAAGACCAACATCCCACAGGGACCAATGGCTCGTCAGATTGCGATGACAACTCCTTACATCACCCCCGGTGGTAAGGCGATGCACTACTCTTACTCTCTTCGTATCTGGCTTACAGGTCGTAAGAGCAAGGCTGCATACATCAATGACGAAAATGGATTCCGCATTGGGTCTGAGGTCAAGGTAAAGCTAGAAAAGTCTCGTTTTGGAACACAGGGCAGAACTTGCACTTTCCGTATTCTATGGGGAACTGAGAACATTGGTGTGCAGGACGAGGCTTCGTGGTTTGAAGCTCTAAAGAACTTTATGTCCGTTGCTGGCTCTTGGTACACTCTCGAACATAAGGGTTATTCCAAGAAGTTCCAGCCCAGCAAATGGGTTGAGACTTTAGAAAAAGATCCAGAGTTCCGCCAGCACGTTATGGATTTCATGGACGAAGTAGTCGTTCAGAAGTTTGATAAGCGCGAAGGTGAAGCATCTGATTTCTATGAAGTAGACAAAGCCTCTTGACAGCGAGCCTCCACCCTGTTACATTATGGGGTGGAGGTACTACATGAAGCGTGTGCTAGTTATTGACGCCCTCAACATGTTCTTGAGGGCGTTTATTGTTGATCCGAGCCTGTCCAATCATGGGCAGCCTATCGGTGGAATCAAGGGATCAATCAAGATCTTACAGAAGTTGGTGAGAATCACAAAGCCAAACGAGATTGTGATTTGCTGGGACGGGCCAAATGGCTCTCAAAAGCGCAAGACCCTTGATTCAGGCTACAAAGAAGGTCGCAAGCCCCTGCGCTTGAACCGCGCTGTTCATAATCTAACTGAGAACGAAGAGCTACAAAACAAGTTATGGCAGCAGATGCGAATCACAGAGTATCTGAATCAGATGCCCGTTATTCAGCTTATCCTAGAAAGAGTGGAGGCAGATGACATTATTTCTTATGTCTGTGGTTCACCTCACTATAAGGGTTGGCAAAAGGTAATTGTCTCAAACGACAAGGACTTTCTTCAGTTGTGTGATGACGAGACTGTTGTATACAGACCCACAACAGATAAGATTGAGACA